ACAACTGGCGTGACGACGTGCGTCCGCGTATTTACGGCAAGTTCGACGAGCGCGACAACGCTGGCGGTGAATGGTCGCAGCCCCGTGGCCAGTGGTTGCTGCCGGCTCGCTACGAACTGTCGCCGGCTGTAAGCGCGCTCGACATTTGGCACGGATTCGCTGGACATTTGGCACTGCCGGATCGTTTGGACCCAGCACCGAACTGGCGTTAAAACAGGCCTCCCTCTAGGCTTACATCCCAGTTTGTAACGACCAGCTCCCTGCTGGTTTTGGGTGCTCCCTTCGCCTGGTTTCCGTTGCTGTATTTGATCTCCAGATCGTGGATCTGAAAGTCGCGGAACTGGCGTCTGATGTCGGGGTGGTCATTGATCGAGAACATCACTTTTCCCTTGCTGCTCGCCATCAGGCTTGAGAGGTGTTCGTACTCGCTCCACTCGAACGGGACGCCATAGCCTTCGGTCTCCCAATACGGTGGGTCCGCATAGAAAAACGTGTGTGGCCGGTCGTACTTGAGCAGGCAATCATGCCAGGGCAGGTGCTCGACATACACACCTGATAAGCGCAGATGCGCAGCGCTCAGGCTCTCCTCAATCCGGCACAGATTGATTGCGGGGCCGGTGGTCGCCGTGCCAAAGGTCTGGCCGGAAACCCTGCCACCGAATGCATGGTGCTGGAGGTAGTAGAAGCGGGCGGCGCGCTGGATATCCGTCATGGGCTCCGTGGGGGAAGCCTGCATCCACTTGAATACCTCTCGGGAGGAGAGCGCCCACTTGAACTGTCTGACAAACTCCTCCAGGTGGTGCTGCACCACACGGTACAAATTCACCAGTTCGCCGTTGATGTCGTTAAGCACCTCGCACCTCACAGACTGGGGCTTGAGGAAGAACAGTGCGGCACCGCCTGAGAACAGTTCGACGTAGCACTCGTGATCCGGGAAGAGTGGGACGAGGCGATCAGCCAGCCGTCGTTTTCCACCCATCCACGGGATGATGGGTTCTGCCATGTTCGACTCCTTGAGGAGAGAGGCTCATGGCCTTCAGGTTGTTTAAGGGCTTGCACCTGGGGCACTTGATCACCAGGTTCGTGTAAGTGCCCTCAGCGAGCTTTCGGTTGCAGCCAGTACAGCGGATTTCGTTCACTTCTATGCCTGTTGCGTGATAGCTTTCGGCCCGCCATCGCGATGGTAGCGGTGCCTTGGCTAAACGCAGGCTATCTCTGCGGGAGGTGACTGGTCAGAGTGCTCCAACACCCTGGCCAGTCGCACCGTTTCTAAGCTTTTACGGGTGCTGCTTCCGGAGTAAGCATCCAGAGGTGCTGCGGGGTGATCCGTGGTAAGGCTTCCTGTCTAAACAAATGGCCCCCGCCTTGCGTCAGTGACCATGCGACAAGCTCGGAGCAAAACCAACGGTCGGTTTTCTGCCAGTCGCGGTGGAGCGCCAGGCCCAATAGGGCCGTGAGGTCATACGGCTTGCCGATCTGGCCGCGTGCAGCCGCAATGGCTGCTGCAGGGTCTGGGCATGACAGCCTGACGATGGCATGTGCCGAATGCTTGGCAAGCACCTCATCCAACGGTGTAACGCGGACCTTCGGCCACACAGCCTCGATAACCTGGTCGCCATCGATGAGGCAGACATGCGACCAGTTAGACCAGGTAAGGGCACGAATTAGCGCGGCGCCGACCTTAGCGGAGGTGCAGAACAGAACCTTCATGATTACTCCCCGTAGATTTTCGGCCAGCCGGAAAGCGCGTCGATTGTGGAGGGGTCGGATGCGGTAGCGAGGGCTAAGAGTTTTGCTTCGGCTGTCGCGAAAATGACCATGTCCGACCTGGCGGCGCCGGCGAGGATCTGGCCAGCAAGCTCCGGAGTTATGACGATGAACGTCCCGTCCATCGTTTTCCACTGAAGGTTTGCGGGAACATTCGCACCGAGCAGTGCAAGGCCAAGCTGCTGGTTGCGGCTCCACTGGTCGCTGTGGAACCACCGCCCAGCTACCTTGTAGCCACCACTCTGGATGCGCCGGTCGCGTTCAGCCTTGATGGTGGTGCACAGCTCGACGCGCAACTGGGCGGCTGTCGGCGCCTGTACGGGAACAATGACGAGGCGGCCTTCGACAACATCAAGGGCTGTACGCTGTGGCCGGTCCATCGCTTTTTCATACTCTTCGCGGGTGACATCGATCAGATCGTCGGGCGGGGCCGCATAGGGGATGTCCTTGGGATAGAAGCATCCGGTCGATTTACTGAATTGCATGATCACCTTCCGATTGCGATGTAAGTGGCCGTTCCAGATTGGCGGGTTGTTGCCGAGGCCCACATGTTTCCGTTGAAGCCTGTGAGGGTGCCGGTATTCCAGCCTGCCCAAGCACCGGTGCCAACAGCCTGGGCGGTCGGGTGCACGCTGAATAGCGCACTAGGGAACGCGATTGGGAACGTAACAGGCGTGTCTGCCGTATTGGAGCCTGCGAAGTAGCCCCATTGGAGAATTACACCATTTGAATTTCTCATGTATCCGTTAGAGGCGAGCAAGGCTGCGCCAGAGCCACCGGTGAGTACCCAGTTTCCCCCGTACATGGTGGCCACAACCGAAGTGCCGGGCAGCAGGACCGGAGATCCATTGCCACTAAAACTGCCAGAAGGCGTCGTGAGGGTGTACGTTGCAGTGCCACTGCCGTTGATGACTTCAACGGACAATCCTGAGCGGGCAAGCGCGCCAGGGTTGGGCAGAGCAACTGAGCCCGACACCCCGTCAGCGTCGAAAAGTACGATCAGCTTGCCTACTTGGGTGCCGTCCATAGCAGTACCACGGCCAATCGTGAGTGCGCCGGAACGGCTTCCCATCGCCCCTTGAACAAATGCAGTTGTCGCTGCCTTTGTCGTGCTATCGAACTGATTGGCGGTTTGAAACAAACCCGTGCCACGCAGCGCCGCTAGAACCTGTGCCGTATTGTTGACGTCGGGCGTAATTCCCGATGCAGACAGAAGGGCTATCAACTCCTCTTGAATCGAGTTGAACCATTCGTAGCCCGGCACTGTTGCAGGGATGCCCGCTTGCGGGTTGGGTGCTGCAAAATAGCCTGGCGTACCGCCACCAGGCATCGCCGGCATTAGGGCCACGGCCGTTGATCGTTTGACGCGCTGCATGGAGTCTCCTAGCTATAAGAAAAAAGCACCCAGGTGTGGGCAGGCTTGTAACGGGTAAGCGTGGCTTCGAGCAGGACATTGCCCCATACAGCAAGCGGCATTTCGCTGTCGTCGTCCGAGGTCATATCGCGCACGGCGTTGAGGGCAGCGTTGACCTGCCAGACGAATTCCCACGGCTCGTCGGTGACGCCATACTCGCTGTCCATTTCGGATGAACAGGGACGCCATTCGGTGAGGGTGATGGCGTAGCCGAGGTTGGCGGCCAGCCCGATGAAGAACGCCTTGGTCTGACCTCCGAGCATGGCCTCCTTGGCCACCACAGCTGCCCGACGTTCGGCCACGGAAGGGTTGATTCCGGTGGCAATGACCGCAGCCTCGGGGAGCCCATAGACCCGCTCCCAATCGGGCAGTGTTTGGCTGCAGGTGCGGGGGTCGGCCTCAAGGAGTATCTGGTCGGCGCTCCAGTGCGCGCGATCCAGTGCGCTGCCCTCAGCGGCCAACTCGGTGCTGAGGTTGGGCGCCCCGGAGTCGAAGACGCCGGGCGGCAGAAGGCGCCGGAGCAGGTCGGTGTGCACCATCATGTCCAACTCGTCGCGCCCAGGACGCACATCTGTGTGTGGGTTGCGTCAACCACTGCGGCGACGTTGGCCGTCGGCGACGTAAGGGCGAAATCGACGACGCCGGCCGTGTCCGAGACGATGGCGCGAATTCGATTTAGATAGGCGGTGTCGCCTGGCTTGAGGGTGGCGAAATACGCCGCCATGGCTGTATTGATCGACCCTTGCACTGCTGCCGCCGTGTAGCCCGGGGCCAGGGTGAGGGTTCCTGTCACATTCACCGGCACGCCCGTGGGGGCGAACACCAGAAAGTCGGCTTGAACCGGCCGCTGGGTGTCGATGTAGGTTTGTGCTGCGGCGACCAGCGCAGCGCCCGCCAGGCCACCGGCGGTGAGGATTACAACATCGGTCGTGCCAAGGCCTCGGCGATTGGAATAGACGTAGGCGGCCGTTACTCCCGACACTTGCATTGCCCAGGTGTAGTAATCGTGAGCGGCGCCCCCGCAGGGGGGATTGCGGAGTACGAAGAGCAGACGGGACAGCAGCGACGCATCGGTTTCAACGTCGGTTCCGCCCGTCATCGTCACGATGGCCGCCGTCGAGAGAATGCCGCTCGGTGCCGCTGTGAGTGTAAGTGCGGTGCCGGTGGCAGCATTTCCGGCGGCGCCTGGTGCAGATGCCTGGGCGACCAGGGTCACAGCGCCACCAGCACCGATTACATCAGTGGCGGTCGTCAGGTAGGCCACGTTGCTCGTGGTTTTGCTCTCAGTGCCAACTGGCACCACGGCCCCGACGGATCCACCGAACATCACTGCTCCCGCCGCTGGGGTGGGCAGTTTGCGGGCAAGGCCACGTCGGCCGGCATGGGCCTCCAGGTAGTCCGAGTCGGAGGTGTCCGGGAAAAGCTGCCGCACGATCCACTGTTGGTGCTGATACAAGCCTTCTATGGCTGCGCCGGAGGCGTTGGCCCGTATAGAAAAATCGCCATCGGCTGCCACATTGGCACTCGGGCGTTGGTTCGCGATGTCGCGCAGAATGCCGTCGCGGATCGCTTGGTAGTTGAGCGTCACAAAGCCCATGGCGTCAGATCACGGTAACGGGGTGGGTGAAAGTCAGGCGCTCGCCGCTGGCTGCGGTTACCTGCACAGCCAGCGCGAGGCGGCCGTCCTGGCCCTCGACCTGCACGTCGATGGTGGTGGCTCTGCCGTCATCTAGGAGCGGCGCCAGGGCATCGATGGCGTATTGCCTCGCCAGGAGCGCTACGCGCGGGGTGTTCTTTTCGCGCTGTAGTTCATGCAGGCGCGAACCGAAGGATGCGTCGACCCAGTAGCTGCCTCGCGCGGTCATCAGGCGCAGGTACACGGCGTTGGCAAGCCCTGCGGCCGGATCTGGCAAGGGGGCGCCGGTAGCGAGTACGTAGTCACGGGTGAGAGGATCGATGAAGGCGTCCATCAGTTCGGTGCCGATGAATTATCGGAGCCGATGCGCACCCCACCGTGGGTATGAGTGCTGCCAACATCCTTGCCGTTGTTGCGAATGGTGCCGGTAGTGTCCAGGTTGCCGCTGATCGCCACTGTTGAGCTGGCGCCGCCAGACACCGCCATGCCCCCCTGTCCAGTGATCAACTGCGCAACCGTGAGTGCGCCGGTCATGTTCACTTGCGGGATATCGATATCGAGACGCGGAGCGTTGTGGATGGTGATGGGTTTTCCGGCGCCGTCGATGACGATGCCCGCCCGGGTCAGATGCACCTTCTGACCTTGATCGTCGTAGATGGCCATCTCGCCGTTTGCCAGCCCCTTGAGGCGGAAAGAGGCGTGCTCGGTGGCCACCACGATGCCATGGGCAGTCTTGCCTCCAACGGGAATAACAACGTAGGCAAAGCCGGCCGGCGGCACCGACGTGATGCCGTAGTGCTGCATTAGCTCCATTGCGCGCAGTGGTTCGTCGGCCAACCCCTCACCATCGATAAGCTGGATGGGGGGCGCGCTATTGACTTGCGTGCCCACACCCCGGAAAGCCTGGCGCACGCTCCCCATCAGGCGGCGAATACGGGCATCGATAGTGGCAATCATCAGTGCACCGCCTCATCGGTTTCGATTTTGTTGCGGCCGCGGCGGTGCTCGCGCTTGTGCGGGTGCGCATCAAGCACCCACACGCCGTCTTCGACCAGGCGCAATTCGGTGAGGGCGCCGAGGCTGCGGCCGCCGGTGAAGCGCCGACCGAGCAGAAAGTAAATGCCGTCGATGCCGTGAGGCTCTGACAGCACATGCACCCGCTGGCCGGGCTGCCAAAGCTTTCCGTCCGACGGCTGACCTGGCGCGACAATGGCATGGCCGGGAACGGTGGCCGTCAGGCTGAATCCACGCAGCCGGGCATCGGCCAACAGCTTGCGAGCACGGTCGGTAGCCACGCCAGCATTGTCGGACTCATGGTCGACAATGATCTTCGGCCGGTAGGCGATGGCGGCCATTTCGGGGTCAGTCACCGATGCGTGCAGGGCATTTTTTCCCGTCTCGTGCTCGGTTCCGTGGGTTTGGCCAAGTACGGTGAGCTTCGAGTAACGCTCGGCAATGGACTTGCGCAGGGAGAGCGACTCGACATTGTTGCCCTGGCCACTTGTACGCAGAATCAGGGTGCCGACGGGCGTGGTGCTGTAGTCG